GCTAATTTGACCAATGGTACAACTGGTAGTCTATTTGCAACAAGCGGTATTGATGTTACTTCTCGTGGAATGATTCCTATCGGAGGTGGATGGTTTAGAATTTATATGACCGTAACTTTTGGATTTGGATTTAACTCCCTTAATACTAGATTGAGTGTTCTTGCTGAAAATGGAGCTTTAGATCATACTGGATTGGCAAATAATGGTATCTATGTATGGGGTGCTAAACTCACCAATCAGCAATTAGGATCTTATAGATCTGTTCTCGGAACTACATTCTACACAAGCACGGAATATAATATTAAAACTTATGCCATAGACAGATTGAAAGATTACATGAATCAAGCACTTTCTGATACTTTAGTAAGTCCTTCACCAACTGCATCTTTTGTCAAGTTCTATGATTCTAGTGCTGGTAGTGAGTATAATACAAATACTGCCATGACCTTAGTTAGAAGCAGTTTGAATACAATTAGAAGTCAGTTAGCAGATAGTGAATATTACACAAATATCACAGAAAATAATGCAATCCCAGCTGTAACACAAACCATCACTACTACTTCAGGGTATTCGTCTTCAACAAGTTCTGGTGCAATTTCAACTTTAACCAAAGTTTATGGAGATCGTGATATTCCTGTTGGAATTAGTGGTGAAGTTGTCCAATCTGACTATGCATATTCTCTTACGAATGACGTTTCTGCAGAAATTCAACAACTTACTTTGAATGAAGCAAAACTTGCCAAGGTATATAAGAGATTTAGAATTGACGGAAGCATTACAGATGGTCCATTCTCAATGAATGAGAATGTATCTAAACAGGGCGACTCCTCAATTACTGGTGTTGTATATGGTTTCCATGAAGATGCAAACTATAAGTATCTTGATGTTGCTGTAACTGCAGGAACATGGCAGGTTACTGATGTAATTGTTGGTGCTACAAACTCAACAACTGCACAAGTTAGTGCAATTGAGAATAGACTGCATCTCATTGATGTCGCAGGTTCATTTGTTGAAAATGTCCCCTTCAAAGGATATACCAGCACAGAAACCGCAGAACCTGTTTCTTACACTACTAATAGTGCAGCAGTTCTTGATAACACTGGTGGTAGACTAACAGTAGATACAGCATCGCTCCTTGGATCCCTAGAAACCACATCTGTGGTTTATCCTAGTTCTTCTAGAGAATACTTAGAGGTTAAAAAATATGATGGTCTTGATGTACAAGTTGGTGATAAAATTGCTTCCACTGGTCATGTCAGACTAACAGTTTCTGTAGACAGTACTCTTACTTCGTTTACTGTTGGTAATAGACTCTATCGTATTGTTAATGGTGGTCAAGATACTAGTAACTACGGTATTATTACAGAGTACGATTCCAATAATAATTACATCTATTATATCCCTGTTGTTGGAACAATTTCCTCCTCGGATACCGTTGGAGATTATTCATCCACAACTTCTGACTTAGTTGGTCGGGCAACAGTTAGTGGTAAAACTACTGTTAGTGGTACTGGTTCTGCTCGCATTCAAGAAGTTAGAGATTTCGCTCTTAACAAGAGATTATATCTTACTGAGATTGCAGGAAGTTTCACTGCAAGAGATGGACTTAGGGGTCCTGATAATTATCGATCTGCAGTTATTGATAGAAAGGAACTCAAGGCTAGAACTAAGAGATTCTTTAAAGGATTTGATGGAACACAGACCATATTCAATTTAACCACTGACAATGGTTCTCAGTATCTTCCAGATCCTGAAGGTCACATGATGATCTTTGTTAATGGCATCTTACAACCACCAGGTGCAACAAATGCATTTACAGCATTCTCTGATAAAATTCAATTCAGTGAACCACCTGAACTTGGTGCTTCTTTCACAGGATTCTATCTTGGTAAATTGAGACAATTGGATGATATTTCTTTCGAGTTCGACTCGTTAAGACAGTCATTTAACCTTAAGCGTGACGATGTTTTCTACTCACTCACTCTTACTGATGGTGTTCAGTCTTCTACTATCAGACCAGAAAATAATATTATCATCTCTGTTAATGGTGTTCTCCAAGAACCTGGTGTTGGTTTTGAAATTGTTGGTTCTAGAATTATCTTCTCTGAAATTCCTCGTTTCGGATCAACATTTGTTGGATTCTCATATGTTGGTTCTGAAGCAGACGTTGATGCGGACACAGTTGTGCCCCCAGTTGAAGCAGGAGACTTTATTGATATTGAAGGTGAAGTAAGTGATCGTGAAGTTGCAGTTATCGAATCTTCTAATTCTCTTATTACATTCGATTATCTTGGATCTGTATTTGGACAAAATGCAAATGCTACTGCAAACTTAACTTCTGGTTTTATTGAAAGGGTTAGTGTTACATCTGGAGGTTCTGGATACACTTCTAGACCCGTTGTGAGACTGGATTCTATCTCAGGATTTGATGGTCAAGTGAAGGCACTTGTAGGCGTTGCAGGAGTCACAGTAACAAATGCTGGTTCTGGATATCAAAATCCAAATGTCAATATTGAAACAACAGTTCCTGATGACTGGACTGCACCAAATCTTGCTGATTACGGCGAGGAACTGGTAGATCCAGAAGTGTGATAAATAACTAAAAAGTGTAGCAAGTAATGGCTAAACAATCCCTAAACATTGGTACTACAGCCAATGATAACACTGGTGATACACTGAGAAGTGGTGGTGATAAAATTAATGATAATTTTGATGAATTGTATACCGCTTTAGGTAATAACGCTTCTCTCAATATATCACTTGCAAACCCAGCTACAGGGCAGGTACTGAAGTATAACGGCAGCAGTTTTGTTGCTGCTAATTTTAATGCATTAACTTCTGCGTTAGATGTTTCTGGAAATAGTATTATTTCTTCTTCAAATGGAAATATTACACTTGCTCCTAATGGAACTGGGGATGTTGTCATTACTGCAGGATCTCAAACTACTACATTTGATGGTGCTACTGGAGGTGTAGGTTTTGGATCTACAATTTCTTATAAAAATGAATATACATCGTTAGGAAATGCTCCTGCTGCAGCAACATTTCCTGGATATTTCTATACTGTAGATGGTGATGATAATCCATATGTAAATATCAATATTACTGGTGGTGGTGTTGGTGATACTAGGGCAAAACTTCTCACAGAATATTCAAGTATCGACGATCTTTCTGATGTTGATATCACCACTGCTGCGCCTCAAAGTAATCAAGTATTGAAGTGGAATGGAACTAAATTTGTTCCTGCTGATGATGCTGCTGGAGCAGGACAGCAGAATATCTTTGCTTCTGTTGCTGGAGATACTGGAACCACTACGGCAAACTCTGTTACTGATACTCTGACAATTGCTGGTGGAAATGATATCGTAACTTCTGTTTCTGGTGATACAGTCACAGTTGCATTTAATGGAACTTTAACTACAACTTTTGCTGCATTAACTGATACTGATGTTCCTTCTATTGTCCAGGGCGATTCTTTATATTGGAATGGTACTGATTGGGTTGTAACTCGCAGTCCAATGACTTGGTGGGAAGTTGGTGCTAATGGTGCAAACCATTTTACGATTAATGGTCCTGGATTCTCTTCTCCTACCGATGATCCGACTCTTTATGTTATTAGAGGAATGACATACGCATTTGATAATACTGCAAACGGCACTAATCACCCTTTCAGAATTCAAAGCACACAAGGACTTTCTGGAACTCCATATACTACAGGTCAATCTGGTAGTGGAACAAGTGTGCTTTATTGGACTGTTCCTATGGATGCTCCAAACACTCTTTACTATCAATGCACCATTCATGCACTGATGAATGGCGCTATCAACGTATTAATCTGAAATAAATGTCTAGAACTGTTCCTGGATCGGGTGCCTCTATCAAACCAATTTTTGATGAAAATTTTGGTGTCCGTGCAATACGAGTAGTAAATGGTGGATCTGGATATGACTCTACAGATCCACCTAGATTGACAGTAACTGGTTGTGGTACTCCAGATACTGAGGCATTACTATACCCTATAATTGATGATCAATCTGGAAAAATTATTCACGTAAGAGTTCTTGAGAGAGGTCGTGGTTATGACCCTCTACGATTACAATTTTTTCCAGAACAAGAATCTCCAACAGTCGTAGATTCACTTGATATTAATAGAATTTGGCAGACGCATCCAAATTCTTCCACTACAGGAACTTTTTTATCAAATACCGATAGACTTAGGATAGTATCTGATAATCACCCCAAACCAACTTGGATTCAAGCAGAAGCAGCACCTGGAGGTGGTCCTTTAATTGATAGATCTTTTGATCAAACATTCATTTACCGTGGCGGTAAAGATGTTCCTAATCCAAATACCAGATCAGAACAAGATAATAAAGCAATTGGTATTCTTGCTAATGGTGGTCTCTTACATACTCCAGAGTGGGGAACTACTGGAAATGCACCAACTAACTTTGCTATAGATTCAGTAAAGTATGATTATGTTAAAACTAACAGTGTATATGATACTGTAACTGAAGGGAATGTAAGGTATTATCACACAAGTAAATCATTAGATGAGTTTAAACTTGGTAATGGTGTTTTCGAGTGGGGAAAATTCACTCAGTTTACTTGGAATGTAAAAGTTGAAAATGGTAATATTGCTTTAGATGTTAGTAATGTAGATGAATCTCTTGGTACGGTTGCTGTTGGTAGAACTATTGATGAAATTGGTGGTGGTGCAACAGGAGAAATTTCAAAGGTTGTAAGAAATAATTCTAATGTTGTAACACGAATTTATTTACGATTAGTATCTACAGCAGCTTCTTTTTCTGAAAATGATAGATGTTTAGGATCCACTGGATTTACATTTACAATTTCAGAACCACCAATAACATTTAACGCATATTATATTGATTTTGGTCCCGATGCTGCAAAATTTGGTAATTTTATACCAGGAACATTTTATTTTTCTCCAGAAAATATTTCAGTAAAGAGAAATTATCTAATTAAATTTAATCAATCCGATTCTACTAATAGCAATCATCCGATTAGATTTAGTACAACTCCTGATGGTACTCATAACGAAACTCCTGGTACTCTGTATTATACAAGTACTGGATCGTCGTCAAATCCAGCAGCAGATTATGAAAATGAATATACTCCAATATTCATGATGAATGCTGATGAAAGTAGTAGGATCTATTACTATTGTCTGAATCATCCAAATATGGCTGGTCAAGATGGTGATGAAGGATTTATGACTCTCAGCACAGATACTAGTGCTGAAACTTTAACTAATACTTACTACGTCGAAGATTATTTTGGTTCTGGTGCAACTTTAGATTATAGTCGTTTTACTGATGGACACTCTAAAATTATTGGTATGTCCTACGATGGATATCCAATTTACGGTCCTTATGGATATAATGCTAGTGGAAATGCTGTTAGAGAAGTTTCCTCGCATCGTTTAAGAAGTACAGCAGAACTTCCTGGTACAAGACCTGCTGTAAATTCTGCAAGTACAACAACTTATGCAGTAACTGTTTCTAGTGGCGAATTTCTTTTTGATGGTTCTAGACCTAATTTCTTGTCTTTAGGTAGAGGAAAGACATTTATCTTTAATCAGGATCATGCGTCAAATGACGGAAAATTTTTATTTTTCTCGGAGACCGAAGATGGGTGGCATCCTTCTAGCAGTATTGGAACCACTTCCTTTCTGTACGATTTGGGAGTTACTTATACACTAGATGGTTCTGCAGTAACTTATGCTGCATATATTGCTGGATTTGATGCGGCAACACAAAGAAGAATTCAAATTGTTGTACCAGTAACAGCACCAACCACTTTGTATGTTTTTGGATATCAAACTAGTGGTCTTGGTTTGAGAACAGTTCAGAGTGGATATCTTCTTGGAGATTTGGTTCAAGATTACATTTATGATTCTAGTGTTGGTACGCTTGACGAATTCAATGGTAAGTTTGCAGTAACTCCAGACTATCCAAATGGAACTTATGCATATTTCATGACAGAAGATGGCAGTGGAAATCCTGTCTATCCATATGTTATTGGACGTAAATTCTATGGCACACCTATTTTTGAGGGTGGTGCTGTTCCTGAAGTTGTTACAGATTTTCCTGATGGTGCTGCTGGAGATGTTGTCTTAGACGACGATGGGCAAGTATCTTACATTAAGATGACTAAAAATGGTGACAATTATTATGGAACTACAAAAGCAAGAATTTTAGGTGGACAAGGATCTGGTGCTACAGGAACATCCACTGTTCAAACAGTTACAGGTTTGACTCTTCTGAATTCTGGTAGAAGTTACTCTAGTGCTCCTACAGTTGTTTTTGAAGGTGGTGGTGGACAAGATGCTCAAGGACTAGCAAAAATTGATACTACTGGAAAGGTCACTTCCGTTTCTATTGCAGATGGAGGAGAATTTTATCAAGAACCGCCTTATGTTCTTTTAACTGGAGGTGGTGGTATTGGAGCAAAAGCAGTTGCTACAATCGATCAGGGTCAAATCTCTAGTATTACTGTAACTGATACTGGTGAGGGATATACATCTGCCCCAAGTGTAATATTCACTAGATTGGTAAATCTCAAGCGTAAAACTAGAGCTCGTCAGGCAAATAATGCTAAAAACATTTACTTAACTGGTCTTACTAAAGATGTAACCACATCAGATGATGTAATTTATGTAAAGAATACTAGTGCATTCCCTGGATCAGGTGAATTTATCCTAGATTATGAAACTATTTCATACACTAGTAAAACAGATGAAAAATTTGCTGGTATTACTAGAGGAGTAAACTTTAATTATGACCAGAGAGTTATTCTTGATGATGGTCAAAACGATGATGCTGGAGTTTCCACATATAAATTTAATGTTGGGGATCGATTAATTCGTAGAGTTGAAAGTGCAAGCAATAAAATTGCTAAAGTTTATGATTGGAATCCTAATACTAGAGAACTTTTACTAACATTTGAAATTGATGAACTGGCATTTATTGATGGTGGTATTCCATCTAGTGAAGAAGCTACAGTTCAATTTGATGCTGGTGTTGCTTCAAGTTCTGGTTCCAATGTTACTCCACACGTAGTTATTGTTGAAGAAGGATCTTCAATCACAACTTTGACAGTTCCTATTTCAGTTTTAGAAAATAAAAATTTTGAAGACAATGATGAACAAGATGGTGCTGGCGACGGTATCCCAGATTTAGTGAATACTGGAACAGACTTTGAAAATCAACTCAACCTTGATGGTGGTATCTATAATTCTCTATATGGTATCGAAGAGACTCAGGGTGGAACCAATACAACATTATTAGCAGTTGGTGACAGTGTTAAAGATGCTAGTGTACCATTCAAATTTGCAAATATTGCTACAGCAGGCGGACTTAGTGAAGGAAGAGAGCACGTCGCTCTTGTCAATTTAACTTTAGATGCGCTTGACGGTAATGGTCAAAACTTCAGTGTTAATGAAGTTATTACTGGAGATATATCTGGAGTTCGTGGAACAGTTGTTTCATGGAATGCAACAACTAAAGTTCTTCAGGTCAAAGATGTTGTTCCCTTTAACACTGGGGATGTCAATGTTGGAGAAGGAGGATATCTTTATAAATTCTCCGAAAAAAGCACAGTTGTTGATGTCTATATTCAAAATGCAGGAACAAACTATTCTGGCACACCTACATTGGCATTTGAAAATATTGGCGATATTAGAGCAACAGGAACTGTTAATATGACAATAGCAGGTGACCAGGTGGAATCTATCAATATCACAAATGGCGGATATGGATATGTTCAATCTGTAGATAATACTTATGATCTTCATCCAGAACTTACATTTACAAATGCTGGCGGAGATAACACTGGATCTGGTGTTGTAGCATATGCTATTTTGGGTGGAGAAAAGGTTTCTGGAAACAACGGAGCGCAATATAGAATCAAGAGCATTGAATATGTCTCAACTGTCCGTTCCAAATGATCATAAATAAACAAGAGGACAATAGTACCTAAGAGATGGCAGCCCTACTTACTGATCAATTTAGAATTTTTTCTGCGAAGAAATTCATTAAAGCACTTGAAGGTCCTGACGCAAATCAAAGTGATTCTGCGGCTGGTACTGATAGAGATAGAGTTTATGTCTTTATTGGAAGACCTCAAACTTGGGATAATGAAAACTCCCCGCCTCAAGCAGTTGACTCTTTTAAAGAGTTTTCCGCCTCTTATGATGATATGATTTCTCTTAAGAGGGTTCTTGCTTCGGACACTGTTCAAGTTGTCCGTAGAATTGACTGGATTTCTCCTGAAGAAACTACGGGTGGTCTGGGTTTTACTTATGACATGTATCGTCATGATTATTCTCCAAACAAAACTGCTGCTTCAGGTGCTACCAAATTATATGATGCGGATTTTTATGTTGTGAATTCACAATATCAGGTCTATAAGTGCATTTATAACGGTACATCTCCTTCTGATCCTAATGGTAAACCTTCTACAGTTGAGCCTACTGGCACTTCCACTAGCATTATTACCACTGGTGATGGATATCGTTGGAAGTACATGTACACCATCCCAGTTGCTTCCGTCCTTAAATTCTTCTCCAACGATTACATGCCTGTTTTTACCAATGATTCGGTAAAGACAAACTCTGTTGGTGGTGAAATTGATACCGTTGTTATTAACGCTGCTGGTTCTGGATATAATAATGGAACATATGACAATGTTTCCATTAATGGAGATGGTGCAGGTGGTCGTGTTTCTATCGTTGTTGATGGTGGTAAGATTACTTCTGCCACTGTAACTTCTGGTGGTACTGGTTACACATTTGGTCAAGTCAATATCGGTGCTATCACTGGTATTGGAACAGGAACTAGTGGTGAAGTTGACGTTATTATTCCTCCCCCAGATGGTCATGGATTTGATTCTGGTATTGAACTTGGTGGTTTTCGAGTAATGATCAACGCCAAACTTTCATACGATGAAGGTGCGGGTGACTTCCCAATCGATAACGATTATCGTCGTATCGGATTGGTAACAAATCCACTAAAATTTGGTACTTCGGAACTTCTTGCAGATCTTACTGTTTCTGCTACAAAGGCAGTCATTTTCTCACCAACTTTCCAAGGAAATTATGTTCCTGATGAAATTATTACTCAAACTAGAGTTGTAGGTGGTACTAATATTACTGCTAGAGCAAGAGTTATCTCTTGGAATCCAACAACCAAAGTTCTGAAATATTATCAAAACTCTGTTGATGGTATTTTTCCTGAAGTTACAGGTACTCAAAATGAATTTGATGGTTCTAATGTCATTAGTGGTGCAACTTCTGGTGCATCTGGACAACCAGATGTAAATTTTCCAGCAGTTCCTAATTCTTCATCCAGAACTATTAATAATACAGAGTATGATCTTGGTATGAGATTTACAAGTGGTTATGCAAAACCCGAAATTGAACCAAACAGCGGTCAAGTTGTTTATATAGATAATAGACGAGCAATCAGTCGTGCAAACGACCAGGTAGAAGACATCAAAATCGTAATCGAGTTCTAATGGCACAAAATACAAATCTAAACGTCACACCTTATTACGACGACTTCGATAAGGATAAGAATTTTTATCGAGTGTTGTTTCGTCCTGGATTCCCAATTCAGGCAAGAGAACTCAGCACTATGCAGAGTATTCTGCAGAATCAAGTAGAAGGCATCGGTACTCATCTATTCAAAGATGGTGCAATGGTTATCCCAGGTCAAGTAGGTTATGACCTGGATGTTCAGGCAGTTCTGCTACAAGAATCATTCTTGGGTAGTGATGTTGAAACGTATAGAACTCAATTAACTGGGACTATCATTGAGGGTTTAACCACTGGTGTAAAAGCAAAGGTATTGTATAGTATCTCCGCTTCAGAGTCTGAAAGAGGTTATATTACATTATATGTAAAATATATTGACTCTGGTGACACTACTTCTTCCACAGGATTGAAGACATTCCAAATCAATGAGCAGTTGATCACCGATAAGGAAATTACATTCGGTTCAACTCTGATTGAAATTGGAACTCCTTTTGCTCAACTTCTTCCTGTTAATGCTACTGCTGTAGGTTCTACGGCATATATTAGTGAAGGTGTATACTATATTAGAGGGCACTTTGTAAATGTTCCCTCCAGTTACATCATTCTGGATCAATACGGAAGCAATCCTTCTTATAGAGTTGGTTTAGATGTTCTTGAATCAATTGTAACTCCTGAAGACGACGAATCCCTGAATGATAATGCTGCAGGAACTTCTAATTATTCTGCTCCTGGTGCTCATAGATTTAAAATTCAAACTCAGTTTGTTAAAAAACTAATTACTGATGAAGCGGACAAAGACTTTATCGAACTGCTCAGAATCAATCAGAGTAGAATTGAAAACTTTGTTGAAAGAACTGAATATAGCGAGCTTGAGAAATCAATGGCTCGTCGTACATTTGAGGAATCTGGTGATTACGTAATCGATACTTTTGATGTAAAAGCTCGTGAACATCTTAATGATGGATTTAACAATGGTGTTTATACCAAAGGTATGACATCACCTGATGGTAACGATGCTAGCGATGAAAAATTAGCAATTGAAGTCAGTCCTGGTAAAGCATATATTAGAGGTTATAGAACTGAATTCATTTCCCCTCAATATGTTGATGTAGATAAACCAAGAGATTTTGATACTCGCGAAAATGGTATCATCAATTTTAATCTTGGTAATTTTGTAAAAGTTTACGATGTGCATGGTTGGCCAGAAGTATCTGGTGATGGTGTTACTGATGCGTATCAAATTCTAGATCTTTATGATGATTGGTCTCCAAATGCTACCACTGCTGCTAAATCTGGTGCTAATCGTATTGGAAGATGTAGAGTTATTCAACTTCAAAAAACTAGCAGTGCTTTAGCAGCAACATCACCTTTTGGAACATCCCCAACAGTTCCTGGTGGTGTTTATAATTTGCATTTTATGGATGTGCAAATGTTCACTGTTTTGAACATTACAGATCCTATCACTTATATTTCGGGTACTAAAATTGTTGGTGGAACATCTGGTGCTTCTGGATTTATTGCAGATACTGGTAATAACACTCACTACATTTATCTGGAGCATGTAGATGGAGTATTCACTAATGGTGAAAAACTTCAAATTAATGGTAGAGATGTTGGTACATTAGACGCAGCACACTCCTATAGACTTGCCGATGTGAGATCTTCTTTCGGTAAAGATGGTAGCAATAATGTTCGTTTTGGTTGTAATTGGATTCTTAATGACTCTCGTCCTATTGAATCCTCTTCTCTTAATACAAATGAAACAACTGGTAATATCTTAACAGTTGATACCATTGTTGGTGGCACTGGTTATGCTGCAGGTTCAGGTATTGCCACTACTGGTGGCAATGGTAGCAATGCTACAGTAGATATTGCTGTTACTAATGGTGTAGTTACTGGAGTTACACTTAATAATGCTGGTACAGGGTATGACATTGATGAGACTCTGACCATCGCTAATGCTAACGCTAGTGGTGTAAATACCTTAAGTTCGATTTCTACAGCAGGTACAGGTTATACTGCAGGTACAGGCATTGCAACAACTAATAATGGTTCTGGTACTAATTTAACAGTTGATATCACTGTTAATGCCGCTGGTGCTGTTCAAACAGTAGCCGTTAACAATGATGGTAGTGGATATGTAGCAGGTAATACTGTAACTGTTACTAATGCTAATGCTACGGGTGTCTCTGCTGTAGATACCATTAGTGGTGCAGATTCTTCTAGAACAGCAGGTACATATACTATTGGTGCTTCTGATTATTCCGTTTCTCCCTCTAGTGGTAGATCTGGTGCTACCTTCCAAGTTGTAGTTAATGGAGCAGGTGCCGCTACTGTTACTGTTACTAATTCTGGTACTGGTTATGCAGTTGATGACACTTTCACTATTGCTGATGCTCAACTTGGTAGTGGTGGCGGTGCTGCTTTGACCTTTGATGCTTCTGCTTTGCATGGTAATGGTTGCACCTTCAATGTTGGTTCTATTCACGGAAATGGTGCAACTTTTGATGTTGCAAGTGTTGGTCGTGAAACTATCACTGGTTTCCGTACAAGATATGAGAAAGACTTGAGACCTGGTGATGTAATTACCCCAACTTTATCCGATGTTGAAGGCACTAACACCATTCGTGTTAAGAGAGTTGATCCAACAAATATTGCAACAACAAAGGATAATAAGAGATCTACTATTTTAGATGGTGACGCAATCTTTAATTATGCCGATCAAATCGCTAGACTTGACAATACTCTAAAAGTAGGAACAGTAACTGCTGGCGAATATAGTGAATTTGTTAGATTACGTCCTTTCGTTTTCCAGAAAGATTATCAAAACGGAGAACTTTCTTTTGACCTCCCTGAAGATGTAATGAAGTCTCTGGATGACGAATCGTTCTTCGTCTTTAGAAACTTCGCTTCCAAGACAGTAACCTCTGGTTCTATTACATTCACTCTCCCTGAATCAGAATCATTTGCTGCATTATCTGGAGATCATTATATTTTAACCATTATTGATAATGGTAGTTCTGGTGTATATTCAAATGGTCAGAATGTTAATATTGATGCTGAAGTAGATGCTGGCAATCTTGTCACTTCTTTTGGTTCTGATAATCAGTCATTCTCTATTACTGGTCTTGGTAGCGTTGCAACAGTTACATTAACTGCATTAATTTCCAAAAATACTGTTGCTAAGAAAATTAAGACCGCATCTAAAATGCAGTCTCTTAAAGTCTTCAAAACTACAGAAGATCTAGTCGAACAACCTACTGGTCTTACTTATAGTGCTCTTTATGGTACTAGAGTTGAGGATTTGGATATCTCTTTTGGTATCAATGACGTTTATAATGTACATGCAATCTATGAATCATTTGATGAGAATGATGCATCGTCTCCATATGTCGTTCTTACCGAATCAGTATTCTTTGCTGCAAGTACGCTAATCGTTGGTAAAACTTCAGGTGCTAGAGGTAGAGTAATTTCATTCTCTAATGCTGATTTAAAATTATACTATGTTGCTCTTAATGAAATTCCTTTCATTGTGGGTGAAACTATTAATGGCGAAAATACTTCTGGTGATGCAATCACAGGTATTATTGATGATGATGAAGATTCTATCTTTGTAGGTAGTAAAGTTATTACCGATCAGTTTAGTTTAGAAGCTGGACAAAGAATGAATTTCTATGATGTTTCTAAACTTGTTCGTCTCCCTTCTACAGTTGCTCCCACAAGAAGACTTCTTGTAATCTTCGATTACTTCTCACATGAAGCGTCTGGAGATTATTTCTCTGCCCAATCGTATAGTGGTATTACTTATAAAGAGATTCCCAACTACAAGGTAGATGGTTCTATTAAGTATATTCGAGATCAGATTGATTTCCGTCCTGCAGTTAAAGAACTTAGAAACGGTCAAGGAACAGTTAGTGCTCCCTTCTTTGTAAATTGTACAACTTTTGACTTTGTTTCTAGAGTCTTTGATACAGCTAGTGGTGCTGGTGCATCAACTATCTTTGATATTATGGAAGTCGATTCTTCCTTTAGAGCAGACTATTCTTGGTATCTTCCTAGAATTGATAAGTTGTATCTGTCTCATGATGGTAAACTCGTTATGAGTAAGGGTGTATCTGGATATTTCTTGATCCCGCCTCCAAAAGTTGATAATGCAATGCTTTTAGCATCTATTGAATACAAACCATACGT